GCTTCTGCTGCTTCCAGCGCTTCTTTAGCCAGGTGCTTAAGCGGACCGATCGGACCTACGTCGCCAAAGGTTTGTTGTGACCAGGTGGCGTGTTTCTTGCGAATGGACTCGCGGACCTGCGCAGGGTTGGCTATGGCTGCGGAACGGGTCAGTTTCTTTTTGCCGCTGGCTTTGGCCTTCTCCAGCTGCTGCTGTGCGACAGCCGAAGCCTGTGTGCCGTGTTCGCGGACCATAGCGACTGCGGTTGTGGCCGCGACCTCACCGGTCTTCACCATTTCGATCAGGCCATCACCCACGGTCAGCAGCGCGAGGTGGGGATCAACGTCAGCCACTGAGCGCTTAACCTTCTTCGCGATTTCAGCCGGTTCCCAGCCCTGATTCACCAAGCGCTGATACGCTGCTGCACGCTCCAGCGGTTCCAGCGCGCGGCCCTGACTGCTGGTTACCATGAACGCAATGCGATCAGCTTCGCTGCCGACGAAGTCTTTGCACTCCAGCCGAATGTCGTGGCCCGCCGCCTGCGCCAGTTTCGCGCCGTGCCAGCGGTGGTGACCGTCGATGACTTTCATGCCCTGCTCTGTCCCCTGCACCATCAGCGGCGGCACGTGCTCGCCAGCAATGAACGCATCGCGA